TCCCAGACTTCAGAAGAACACTCAATGAACTCCAAAGATATAGTTCAACAGGTTCTATCGATACTGGAATCCTCGCAGCGTTAGGTGATGCTAAGATTGATTCTCTTACAGAGTATCTAAAGAATAAGAAATTTAATGATGTTAAGAAGTGGGTTACTCAGAATATAGATAGTGACCCTACTGCTATAATGAGGAAACTGTACGACAGTCTTTCTACTATTATGGAAGGTCCAAGTATTGCTGCTGCTGTACTTATCATTGCAGAGTATCAATACAAGTCTGCTTTTGTAGTAGATCAAGAGATTAATCTTTTGGCATGTTTAACACAGATTATGTTGGAGTGTGATTTCAAATGAAGAAGTTAACAAATCCTAAGACAAATCATTACATTGCTTTTAAGAAGTATGTAATGTCAAGTGACATGCCTTGGTTTAAGTATAACAAACAGCAAGAGGATAATTATCATAACTATGATATTAAATCTAAATCTTTGTTTGTACATCCAAGAATGAATTTGGATAAGATGGGAGATGTTGCAACATTTATTTCACCATTCTTAGGAAGACCAACTGATGCTGAACCGTATCCTCATCCTCAAAATTCATTAGAATATATAGAAGGAGCTGTAAGAACTCTTAAAGAGATATTAGATTATAATAGAATAGATGTTAATAGTTTTTTGAGAGTTGCTGCTAATATGGTTTATCCAGATCCTGATGTGGATACTACCTTTATACATGTTGACCATCATTGTCCACATAAAAATATGTTAGTATATCTAACAGATGCTGGAGGTGAAACCATTATGGAGAATGATTTCCATGATCCTGAAGAGGATGATGTAATTATTTTTGAAGGGTATCATACTCACAATGTACCCAAGACAAAGGCTAGAATAGTACTAGTCGCAACTTTCGTTTAATTATGACAGACAAAATTACTAAAGCAAGAAATCAAGTTAAGTCCAGATTCTATTATATCTTTTGGGGTCTCGCAACTCTATCAGTATTTACTGGACAACTATATGTTGGTTCTGGATATCGTCAGATGTCGAGATCTTTTAATCGCATCATGGATGCTATTGTAGTAGAAGTGGAAAGAGGATTCAGATACGATTCACAGAGGTTTTACTAATGATTTTAGTTTTTATTATCGTAGGATTATTGTTCTTTATTATGGGGTATGGATTGTACCTCACAATAGGACCAGGTAAGGTAGACTTACGTGACCCTATTGACGAACATGCTAAAATGCATGAGTTAGGCATTGCACATGGACACGGTGGAAACAAAGGTGCATATGAAATGTCTGGTAAACTAAATCACAAACATGATGAAGAATGAAACTAACTCAAGAAGTTATTGACAAGATTCAAGAAGCCATGTTACACACCAAAATGAATGGTGATATGAACTGGTTAGATGGTGATGAAATTGATGTGTGTCTTGGTGGCACATTTGCAGGAGATAAATTTATCTCTATAATAAACAGAACACGAAGCAACACTACTAAAAAATGAAATCTTTGAAAACTCCTCTTCGTTATCCAGGCGGGAAGTCTCGTGCTATCACAAAGATGTCACGGTTCTTACCAGAGATGAGTATGTATAAGGAGTATCGTGAACCGTTTCTTGGTGGTGGGTCTGTGGCTTTATACATGACAAAGACACATCCTCATCTACAGATCTGGGTAAATGATTTGTATGAACCTCTAGCAAACTTTTGGCAAACTCTACAACATGAAGCAGATGAAATTACGACCAGACTCAGAACTTTTAAAAAAGCATATTCAACACCAGAAAAGGCAAAAGAACTTTTTTTGGAGAGTAAAGAATTGGTTGACGATGCCAGAGCCAGTCTCACCACTCGTGCTGTTAGTTTTTATATTGTTAATAAGTGTTCTTTCAGTGGTCTCACCCAAGCATCCTCCTTCTCAAAACAAGCCTCAGATAGTAACTTTAGTTTACGAGGCATAGAGAAGTTACCAGAGTATGCTAAGTTGATAGAGAATTGGAAGATAACTAATCTTTCTTATGAGAAGTTAGCAACTGATGATAAGAATGTCTTTACTTATTTTGACCCACCTTATGAGATTGGTGATAAACTCTATGGTAAGAAAGGTGAGATACATAAGTATTTTGACCATGATAAGTTTGCAGCAGATTGTGATGGACAGACCAACCATCAGATGATATCATATAACAGTACTCAGGTTATACGAAATCGATTCAAAGATTGGTATGCTGCTGAGTTTGATTTGACTTATACTATGCGTTCTACAGGTGACTACATGAAGGAACAGGCAGACCGTAAAGAACTTGTGTTAACTAACTATGCCATATGATGATAGATATCCTCTTAAGGATTATCTGAACAGTATTAATTTCAATAAGGATAATCTTATGGAAGATGATCCTAATTGGGAAAAGAACTATCCTCCCTATGTCATTAACAAATGCTTGTCACATCATATGGACACATTAGGATTTGCTAATGAGATGAATCGGTATCCTAACTTGGATAAGAAATTGCAATATTCTTTTTATCTAAATACAGTGAGACCGAAGAAGAGATTCTCTCCTTGGGGCAAAAAAGAAAAGGTGAAAGATCTTGACCTTGTGAAAAAATACTATGGATATAGTAATGAAAAAGCGATTCAAGCCTTAAGGATCTTAACTCCAGACCAACTTAATTACATTAAAGAAAAACTGAATAAGGGAGGTAAGAGATGACTGAATTACAATGGACCAAAGATAATATGGTCGAGGTTCAATTAAAAGAACCTGATGACTTTCTTAAAGTAAGAGAGACATTAACTAGGATAGGTGTTGCTTCAAGAAAAGAAAAGAAGTTATATCAATCATGCCATATCCTTCATAAGAAGGGACAGTATTACATAGTACATTTTAAAGAACTATTTGCTTTAGATGGTAAGAAGGCAAATCTTTCTGACAATGATTTTCAAAGAAGAAATAGAATTATAAAACTTTTATCTGACTGGGGATTGGTGAATGTTGTAGACGAATCTGCTATAGTAGATGCAGCACCACTTAGTCAGATAAAGGTTATTGCATATAAAGAGAAGAGTGAATGGAATTTAGAATCCAAATATAATATAGGTAAGAAAAAACAACCAACAACTGTATAAATAGGGCCAGTTGTTAAAGGTATATGGCTGAAGAAATATTAGATGATAAGGTAGAAGACCTTGAGGATAAGAAGAAAGGTGTCTTTGGTAAAGTCAAAGATGCTATACTTCCAGACCCTGAAGAACAAGCTGCAATCATCTCGACAATGGTCAGAATCACTGTGCTGGCCTGGTCTGGTGGGATCTTGACTTTGAACTACGTTGCTATACCTGGTGTACCGCAACAGAAAATTGATCCGACATTTATAGCTTCAGTTTTTACAGGAGTTTTAGCTAGCTTCGGAATTCAAACTGCATCTAAGAAAGGTGACGGTACGATGAAGATGGATAAGAATGGTAACCCTACTAATGGTGGACCTCCTCCTGTTACTGCTCAAGATATTGAGGCAATCTTAGCGAAAGCACCTGCTGGCCCTGTTCAAACAATTAGAATTGAGCAAGCACCTCTTAAGATCACTACTGACGACAAACCTTACAAATTATAGAGTCATGAAATTTAATTTTAATGCAATTGCTAATGCAATAAGTGTAGCATCAGGAGTAACACTCGCTGGTATCATAGGTGTAGGAACATACGTCTATGTAAACAAGGATGCTATCATTGAAGACATCAAGAAAGATGCTATTGAATCCATTACTGGTGGTTCTGCTATTGGTGGTGCTCTTACAGGAGATGTAGGAACACCTCAAGCATCTGCACCTCAAGGTTCTAGTTTAGGTCTTCCTGTTCCTGGCGGATTCTAAATGGACGTACAGAAGATTGCTTCTACTGGTACAGCAGTTGTTGTACTAGGAACTGGTGCAATGGTCGGTGGCAATCATGTCATCGACCAACAAACTGGTGGACCTGAAAGAAGAGAATCTGAAAAGGTGGAAATGATAAGACAGATAGTTGCAGAGGAAGTGTATCTCCAACTAGTCAATGCTTGGCCAAAATCATCGGGTCCAGTTAAGGGTTTGAAGATACCTTCTACCGATTATAAGAAACAATTGCCTCAAAAATAATGTTAGACAACTCACAACTCTCCGCTTACCATGAAAAACAAGCTGCTCAAGACAGTCGGATGGCAATCTTGGAAACTAAAGTTGAAGATCTTCAAAAAGGTTTGGAAGATTTTAATAACAAAGATAAAGAAGAACTCAACCAACGATTAAGATCTATTGAAAAACAAGTCTGGGGTGCTGGTGCTGTACTTGCTGCTGTATTAGCTATTGCTGGTATTGTTACACAGATTGAAGATGATGATGATTGGGATGATGAGGCAAAAATAGAACACGTGATACAGCATATCGCATAATGGATACTTACTTATGGCTCCTATTCGTGACTTACCTAATATTACTCTCGGTGGATTTAATATTCCTAACATCGTGGTCAGGCAACAGTCCGTTAATCTTGGAGGCATTTGGATAAGGAAACCAAGGGTACGAGATATTAGTGATGTACAGATAGCAGATGCTAGAAATTGGATGGTGGAACCTCCACAGGCAATTCCTCCTGTAGTTCCAGTTACTGTTAATGCTGGTACTCCAATAGTTAATATGCCTGGTTGCGTCAAGGTACATAAAGAGAACGCAAAGAATCCTAATAGTAAAAATAAACAATTAGTTAATGATGATCCTAAACAGAATGTAGTTCTGTGTGATAATGGTATGCCATACTATGAGCCACCTGAATATGATTACAGGGAACTCAGTTGGATGACAGTTAATCCAAATGAAGAGGAAGTTGATGAAGGTGTTAATACAGAGGAACCTCCTGCACCTGATATAAACACCCCAGAACCGCCTCCAACAGGTCCGAATACAGTAAAGGATATAGAATGTCCTCCACCCAATGCAAGACGTATAGGAGATTTAAATCAGGCAGGTACAGAAAAGGTTGTAGGATATAAGTTAAGTGTAGATAAAAAAGTTTGCATAACAGAATGGGAGGAAGTCCCTTTCTTGGAACAATACCTCCCTAGTGTTTCTGTTGTAACTACGACTGCTGGAATTGCTACTGTGGCGACGACATCTGCCCTACTTGCAAAACCCCTAGCGGATTTGCTTTTGAAGGTGGTGAAGCCTGCTGTGAAGAAGTTGATTGCGAAGGTGAAAGAGAAAGTCCTAAAGAAGAAACCTCCTGTTTTGTCTCGTCGGGAACGTCTGTTGAAGCAGAGGGAAGCGAATGCTGCTGTAAAAGCTGCGAGGAAGTTGAAGGGGGAGTAAACTTAAGTTCTGGTAACTCGTGTTCGTGTGGTAATATCTTGCCACCTGGAGTTGTAACTACTACGTCGGCACATACTGCGTAGTATGGTGAGTTTGGATGGAAGAATATACCAGCCTTTTTAAGTTCACCACAATTTTTGAGTCTTGCGATCTCAAAGTCTAATCTTTTATTGGCAACTAGTTGACTAGCCATTTCGATCTGAGCATTTGCTGCTTGATGACATTGCTTCTGTAGTTTCCTATTCAATGGTATTGATAAGGTAGCAGAGAGACCAGCATTGAATGACTGGTTTGCTTTCATATCTGTACGAATAGGTTTATACCAAGTAGGTGTCATACTACCACCATTACCTACTACATCAGGTACACCATCGGGAGCATCTACATCTATTTCTATCTCTATACTTTCTCCATCTTCAAACCATCTAGTACCATCATCTTTAGTTCTTGTGTCATACCATTCTTCCCAAGGGTAGTTCTTTACAGTAACTGTTTGTTTAACAGTCTTACCCTCTACATCTGTTAGGTTATATTGTGGTTCATCATAGAAGTCCTCCCAAGGATCTTTACGTGAATCAGCAAACTGTATGTATGGAGTGAGGTTAAACGTAGCTCCTTGACATTGC